TCAAAGCCCCAAGGCGGACTTTGCTGCTGGCAATGCGGGTTTGCCATCGAGTGTTTCTACACCATCGAGCCATTTATCCAAAACGGAAGGATTGGCTTTTAGCCAGATCTTTGCAGCGTCTTCTGCCTTTTTTCCGTCGTTGAGGATATAGCCCATGATCTCATTTTCCATTTTGAGGGAAAACTCAAGGTTTTTTAGCAGTTTGCCAACATTCGGGCACTCTTTGGCATACCCGGCGCGGGTGTTGGTATAGACCGTTGCACCGCCAAAGTCTGGCCCGAAGAACTCGTCCCCACCGCTCAGATAGGTCAATTCGAAGCTGGAATTCATCGGATGCGGTTCCCAGCCAAGAAAGACGATCGGCTGGTCCCGTTTCGAGAGCCGCTGGACCTGGCTGAGCATACCCTGCTCCGAGCTTTCGCGGATCTTGAAATCCTTGAGGTTGAAAGCGTTCTTCTCGATCATCGTCATGATCAGCCGATTGCCATCATTGCCCGGCTCGATGCCATAGATGGAGCTCTTCAACTCGTCGGCATGCGTGGCAATAGACGCGAAATCTGTGATGCCCAGCTTTGCACCGGCAGCGTTGGTGGCAAGGGTGTATTTTGCCCCCGTCAGATTGGCGCGGACGGTGTCGATGGTGCCCTTTTCACGATAGGGCTTGATGTCCGATTCCATGCTGGGCAACCAGGTGCCAAGAAAGACGTCCACCTTACCCTCTTCGAGCGAGATATAGGTGACGGGCAAGGAAAGAATACGGGTGTCGGTCTTGTAGCCAAGCGCCTGAAGAATGGTGCTTGTTGCGGCTGTTGTTGCCGTGATGTCGGTCCAACCCACATCGGAGAAGGTCACCATTGAGCAGTCTGCAAAGGCAGCTGAGGTGGACAAGGCAAGAACGGTTGCTGCGGCTGCCAGTTTCATTTCACACTCTCCCGAATGGTTTGACTATCCTGTCGCGATTTGGCGCCATGCTATTGATTGACCGGTGTCGAGGCAAGATGCGGATTTGCATTTTCATGCCATGACGATTGTTTCCAAACGCATTTAATTGCGTATTTTCACCGATACTCAGCATTGAGTTCATCTGCAGTGAAAACGGAGCTGGAACAATATGGTGATGGCCGTAGTGTCTGGCGCGCAGTTTGCCGAGGCAAAGAGGCCCTGCAGAGGTGTATCTCTAGGAAGGAATCAGTTTCGCAGCAAGCGCAATGTTGAGCGGAAAAAAGATGTATCGTCTCAAGGAAAGTGGCGACCCCTGCAGGATTCGTGGTCACTTTGACTTATTTCTAACTATTTGAAATATTTATCATTACCTATTTTCCGAAACTTTGTGTAGTACAATCTGTAGTACAATTGGTAGTACAAAATAAGGAGCCAAATTTTCTTGGCTCCTTTATGTCACTTGTCCGCCTTTCCGTCCAGCTTTTCTTCTATCCGGCTCAGGCTTTCGAAGATGCGTTTCATGGCTTCGGAATAGCCCTTGATTCGCTCTTCCAGCACCATGACGCGGGCGCGCAACATGAAGTGTGAGCCCGCAACGGCCACAACAATTCCCCCAATATAGACCAGATCCTTAATTTCAGTGCTCACTGCCCTGCCCCTTTGCTGCAATAGTGTCTTATCAGGTCATTGTTGGCCTTCAGGCCCTTCAGGAAGTCCGCCGCCCCCATTGGGGCATTGGCCTTGAGTTTGCCGTCAGGCGTTAGCCAGGCGCGAAACTGCGCCTTGATTTCCGGCGATACCGGCACGGCCCGCGCTTCGCAAAGGCTGTCGAGCGTGACTGTCTGCGAAGGACAGCCAGCGAGAAACAGGCTACAGCCCGTCAATAACAGCGTTAAGGTCAGTTTCTGCATTGGCCTTGTCCCTGATGGCTTGCGCCTCTTTGCTGATGGTGATTTGCTTTTCAAGGTTGGCCTTCTGCTCTTCCAGCCTGCCAACCTCTTTCATGGACTGGTTGGCGGTGTAGGTCTCATAGAGCGAGCGCAACAGCTCCCCCAGAAAGCCCAACGCCGCCCCGATGATCCATTCCCACATGCCGCCAACCCTCCTCATTTATGCGCTGGCGCTAGGCTGCGCAGTGAGATCCAGCTCCATCATCAGGCGTTCGCCAAACTTGGCCCGGATCAGATCGGCCAGCGCATCAGGCGTGAGATTGAAGTATTTTACGGCGCCGGGGCTGAGCTTGATAACGTAATTGGCAACCAGCGCCACCGTCTCATTGTCAATCTCAATGCTGGTCTTGCCGTCCATCTTTTTGAGCAAGGTTTCGAGCGCCGCGCCGATACCACGCACAATAGCCCCGTGCAGGCTTTCGCGCTGCTTGGCGTCCACCTGCAGGCCAAACCATTTCTTGGCCGCCCAGGCAGCGGCCCCGACGATCACCGAGGCCAGCAGGCCGACAAAGGACTGCATGAATTCGTTGAAAAGGGTCGAGACCGGCGAAAGGTCAATGGTCGCAGCACTGGCAGGCATGGCGAACAGGCAAGCCAGGGCGATGCCAATGGCGACAGTGGGGTGAAATGCAATTCGGGAAGTCATGATATTGCTCCATTTGAGAGTTGATAAACCGTCAAACAAAGGGTCTCATGACTTTCCGATCCGTTGATATCTTTTCACGCTTCGTTGGTTGAGAGCATGCCGTTGGAGTCCACCACCGGCAGCGATGAGAAGCCGATAGCGCTCTTGATGGCCACACCAGCCGGGTAGTGATAGGACAAGACACGGTCCATCGAGAATGGCCGGATGGTCACCGCATCGCCCTGATTGCCGCCCAGCACCATCAGGTTGCCATGCTGGTCGCGCCCGACCACAAACCCGACATGACCATTTGCACCCGTCTTGCTGCCCCGCCAGAAGACAACCACAGCGCCAACAGCAGGCCCGCTGAGCCGCGTTCCCCAATTCTGCCAGAGGTAAGAGCGTGCGCCCGCCGATCTGGTCGAGCGAATGCCGCACTCTTCCAGAACGCCGCCCACAAACCCGGCGCACCATGGGGTTTCATCATCGGTGAATGGCATGCGGATCTTAACCCACCATTCAAGGATTTTCGGGTTGTGCCGGTTGCCCTTGTATTCGCGCAAACCAAGGTAAGACCGGCCCACCTGCAGCCATGCCGGTTCATCAAACACAGCGAGCGCCTTGGCCGATGGTGTGCGCGCTGCCGTCACCGGATCAACGCGCCCATCGAACAGCGCCGCCTTGGTCAGCGGCCCCACGTAGTCGCGCCCGCGATAACCGATAGATTTTTTGAAGTCGATGATGGCCCGATTGGTCAGCCTGCCGCGCAGGCCGTCAATTGCCCCATTGTAAAAGCCCTTGGCCTTCAGCGCCTTTTGAATGGCCTTGATTTCTGCCTTGTCCATAAAAATACCCTCGGTTGGTTTCAGTCCATCCGAGGGTAAGGGCTGTTTTGATCCGGTTGATTTGTTACGGCCACACAATGCCATCTTCAACGCTCGTAACGGCGTCCAGCGTTTCCGCCGCGCCGATATCAGCCTTTGCCTTGAGCCGGATCGCTTCAAGGATCGCTGCCGTCTGTCGCCACTGATCGGCCATGGAAAGCCAGAGCGCGGCCAATGCGTCCGCATCGTCAGCGGTAATGCCAACTTCAGCCGCCAAAAGCGGATAATCGGCAAGATCAGGATTGGTTGCCGCCTGCCAAGCCTTGGCTTCCGCTTCCTTGGCAAGATAAATCATCTCTTGCCCTACCATGTCCGTCAGCAGGGCGGCCCGTTTCTTTTCAATCCGGGTGTTAATGACATCAAGCGCAATGCTCTTTGCTCTCTCAAGGGAAAACGCCTGTTTCGCCTCCGGGGTGATCAATTGGCCAAGATCAATGGTAATACTCATTCTTCAATTCCTTCCTCTTCATGGGCTGGCAAGGTGATTTCCCCGTCTTCGGTAACTTCAAGCGGGGCAGGATAAAGCACGGCCCTTGCCGCGTCCGTCGAAGGATCTGCAATGAAACCATGAGGCAGAATAAGCGAGAGAGACAATTGGCCGTCTTTGTCGCGCTCGATATCGGATGCCAGCCAAGCGCAGCCCACCGCTTTGCGCGGCAAGGTGGCCCCGGCCGGAATGCCGGAAAGGTCCAGCGCTTCGCCGTTGATGGTCAGCACGTCACCCGCAAGCGACAGGGCAAGCGCATCGTCGCGCCGTTGCGGAATCAGAGTGAGTTTCATGGAGTGTCTCCCTAGTACCAGCGGCCAAGCCAAAGCTTGTCACTGTCGATTTTGGTGATGGTGCCGGTGAAGGCCGCCGCCGCTGTCGTGATTGCTGCATTGCCATTGGTGCAAATCTGGAAGCCATCGGCAAAGCGCACATATTCACCGTTGGCGTTGCTGCCGCGCTCGATAATGGCCCCTGTTGGAACGCCCGACGATTGCGCCACCGTTCCGATGATGTTTCTTTGACCGTATATGAGCTGCCAGCTTTCCCAACCTGCCGAGCGATACCAGCGCTCGAACACCTTGGCATCATTGGCAACCGTCGACCAAACGATTTGCCGGACGCGGGATGAACTGTATTTTTCCATCATCAGCATGCCGAATTTTGAACCAGCCGTTCCGGCAAGACCAGCAGGCAAGCTGGCGTTGTTCGCCGTCGATCCACCCAACACGCCCCAAAGGCCGCAAGGGGTGTTCGGGTCGTCAACATCAGCGAGCGGGGGCACACTTCCCGCTTCCCCAAGCCCGAATGCACCAACGGTCAAAAGCCTTCCGCTTGTCGCATCACTGGCGGATGATTGCACCGCCGCGCCGGTGAGAAGCCCGGTTGCCCGAGCGATCTTGAGCGCCGTGGTCCAGCTGGAACCATCAGCGCTCACCTTGAATGAAAAGTCATCTTCCCCGGCACACCCCATTTCAGCACGGCCTGACCAGTTGGTCTGAAACAACAGGCTGTTGGTGTCGGCAACCGCCGCCTTGTTGACCTTGATCTGATGGCCATTGCCAGCATGGTTGAAAAGACTGGCAGCAGAGGCAAGGGCTAGGCGGTTTGTCGTGTCCGCCGTGGCGTTGATCCCGATCTTGTCGAATGTTCCCCCCGCCAGAGCCGCGCCGAGGCTTGTTGAAATGAAATCCGACCAGCCCGCCCCGTCATAGCAAAGCAGCTTGCCTTCATCGACAAGCCACGCCAGCCATCCGGCCAGCGGCTGAAACCGCATCCAGGCCCCGTCAAGATAGGCGGCAATGCTGCCCTCCCATCCGGTCCAGGCCCCGCTTGCCCCATCGGCGACAATGTAGCGAGTGCCCTCTTCCGGTTCTGCCGGTGGCGCTGACAAATCCCGATCAGCAACGGACAGCTGGACCAGTGCGTCCAGCATCCGCAGGGCTTCGTTATGGGTGATATGCTTCTGGTTCTGATTGCTCGCAATATAAGGCAACCGCAAAAGCGCTGTTTCAGTCATGAAATTTACCCTCGGTTGATTTCACTCAACACGAGGGTAAGGGATGGTGTGAGGTGGTTGAGAAGTCGTCTCGGCACATTTACCGACTGCATATTGTGTGGACATAAAAGACTTCTACGTTGCAGCGACTAGAATCTTTGATGAAAATTCATTCAAACTTTTTTAAAGTTGGGAGCACCCCGGCACGGTTCACACAGTTTGGCGCAGAAGGGAAACTAATTTTGGATGGTATAATTAAAACTATAAAAGAAATAAAAGTATACGAGAATGAATTCATCGATGTTTACGATGATATAGTTTCCTTCCCGTCCGGAAAAGTTGGCACATACTTTCGATCTCGGTGGAGAGCACCTTATGGTGTTGCAATATTGCCTGTAATAAACAATACCGCATTATTAGTTAAGAACTACAGATATTCGGAAAAAGCGTTTTCATATGAGGTGCCACAAGGTTTCGGTAGTAAAGATTCAACCCCATTTGATGATGCCTTACGAGAACTGAGTGAAGAAACAGGCCTCAAACCCAACAGCATCCAAAGCTACGGCACAGTTGGGCACGACTTTGTAACGCACCTATTTTTGGCAATTATCTCAGATTCAAAAGAGTTATCAACCGAGCACAAGGAAGATACTGAAGCAATAAGCGGGTTTCACTATTTTAATTTAAAAGAAATAGTTGACGAAGAAAAATCAAAATTTATCTACGATCAAAACACGAAGATACTAATTCAAAAATACTGTTTAAGAAATTACTCCAACATTTTCGGGTGAACTAACAACTTCATTTCCAACAACGTTCATTAAAGCTGGTGTATCAAAATCTATTTTTTTATTTTCTCCTACATTTTCCATATGTTGATTTACCTTTTCTTGCTGAAGGTGCCAATTGGCCATCTCCCGTGCGCGTTTATCTTCGGGGGATGGAAGCGTTTTTCGTATGTTTCGATTGAATAAACTTGTTATCGCGAAGCCAATGCCCGGAAAAAGAAAATGCAATCCAAGAACTTCGACTAAAAATCCCAAAGAATTCTCAATCATATAAACTCTTTTACTTAATCTCACATCCTCAGATACAGATATTGTCGATTTAGTTAAGGGATTTTTATCAACCATAGTTTCAAATATTCTTGCATACAATTCCTCTAAGTTATTCTTATACTCTTCGATCAAATATTCAGTACATACGCCATTTCGGACCAACTCACGTATTCTCTTTGAACTTCTGCTATCCCTAAGTCTCACAACATCTAATATATCAAAATCAGCGATAGAATCGACTAAGAATTTCGATTTTGTTGGAATTCTGAGAATTTCTGTCTCTCCTATACTCTCCCACATTGGTGAACGCTGGCAATTCAGTGAAAAGCACTTTGCATGATTATCGGAAAAATAGGTATCCAAATGCATTAATGAAGGTAGGGCTGTTTGATAGGCTGCATCAGAACATTCTTTTAAGAGGGTAGTCAGATCAAATTCAGGCACACCAATTCGTTTATAAAGTTTCTCAGGAAGAACATTGTACATAAATACACCAGTTAATCCCTTGATGCCGTTTCTTCTTTGACTAATTTCGGCAGCAAATTCCTCTTTCACGATATCAATCTCACGAGCACTAACGAGAGAAGAAAGTCGCTCCATCGTATAAAACATTACTTTGTTCGTATAGATTTCACTTATCTCATCAATTTTCCATTCATTGCAGTTAGAAAACTGTTCAAAGAAGGAAATATCGTCATCTTTCTCGAAGAAGTCCTGTTTTAGATTTGATATTTTCCTTCCAACATCTAAATTTCCATTTGCAATAAATTTTCTATTCAATTGATTCAAAGACTTGACGATTTCGCCATCATAACGGTCTCGAATAGCCAGCTTAAAATATCCTTTCTTCAAAAGCTCCCTAATAACTCCATCTTTCCTTAATAGATTTCTGAAATTCCCAGAGGTTACGGCTTGGGTATCAGATACCATAACCTTGTCACGAACAAGTAACGTTAAAATTATATGGGACTTAAGCTTTTTCAAATACTCAGGTGCAGACGATATTTTTGTAGAATCATCAAAAAAATGTGAAAATGCGGTAGTTTCAATATTTTTGGGCATATCAATACAACAATGATAAAGAGTTACGGTGATAGTATTGAATATATATTAACTATCTACGATTCTCAATTAGGAATAATACAGAATTCTTTATTACACCTCATTGTGTTTTAAAGTTCACGGAATTCATCCTATTTGCAACGAGCCTCAGCTACCCGAGGAGTTTTTCTTCCATTCCGCCTCAAGCGCATCGCCGCGCCCGAGCGTTTGGCTGATTTGATAAATCGCCACGTCATAGCCAGCCGTTGCGCTGCCGAGATCGGCGAGGCGTTCTGCTGCGCTGTAACTGGCTTGTGGTGCACTGGTCGTGATGGTGCGCACAACTGCACCGCCGCTGATGATATCGACCTCATAAGCCTCCTGCTCTTCACCCAGCGGCACTTGATAGAGATCCCAGCTATCACCATCGAGCCGCGTGCGCCTTATCCATGTGATTGTGTGATTGTCCGCGTCATCGATCGACCACCGGGCATGAACCGGCGCATAGGGCTTGAGCGCCCGCCCGGTGAAAGCGTGCTGCTCCGTCGTGAAGCGATCCGAGCCAACTGTTTCGCCTTCCGGCCCATAGCGCCAATAATAGTCCTTGCCGACATCTGACAGCGTCATGTCTGCCTGCGCGATCCCTTGCGCCAGATAGACGATAGCGGCCCCCGCCGCCACAGTGTCGAGCATGGCGCTTTCTGTGCCGAGCTGGCCACGCAACAGGGTGGAAAGGCGATAGCGGTTTGTGCCGATCAGCTCCACAGTCTGCGCCTGGATGATTTCCCATGTCCCTGCGCTGGTCTCGATGGCAAAGGCGTTGGCACCGGCCAGCAACTCGTCCTCTGTGACCGACAGCAGCGAGCCGCTGAATATCTCGATATCAAGGCTATTCCCCCGGTCAAGGACATAAAGCGGCCCCTTGTCCAAAGCGGTCAACGTTTCGCCGATGATGGCGGAATTGGATATTTCGATGTTGGTTTGCCAGTTGCTTTCTGTTGCTGAGCGCAGCACCAGCCCCGCCCCCGGCCAACGCTTGGCCGCAAGAGCCACATAGCCCGCATTCGGGTCGTGATCGGGCTGCAGCAACGGCAGGTCCATAAACCGCGCCAGAATGCGCGTGAGGCTTCCAGTCGTTGAGGCCGCCCGAATGCTCAAGGTGGCCCCGGAAACAGACAGGGCAGCATCGATAAAGCCGCTTGCTTCGCAGCTGCGCCCCTCCCCGTCCTTGACGTCCGTCAGGCGCATTTCCCTTGCGCCATTGTCTGTTGCCACCTCGATAACGTCCCCCGGTTCCAGAGCCAGCAGGGACGGCATGAGGGCAAATTTTCCGGTTTCCCGTGCCGCCCAGACATCCTGCAATAGATAGTCGGCCACCGCGCTTGCCCTGTCTTCGTCCATCACGATTGCAAGCTGGCTTTCCGAAACACTGGTCGCACCGGTGAAATTGGCCCATGCGCTCACCGTGCCGGAATTATAGGCCTTGTTGGCGTTGAGGTATGTAATGCGCACCGCCCGTGCCAGCTCGCTTTCCTGCGCCCGCGTCAGGGTAACCAGCTCGCCCACCTTGTCGCCGTTGCCGTCCTGCAGGCTGCTCTTGTCAACTGCAGCGCAAAGCGGAATGGCCTTGCGCGAAACCGCCTTGATGATGCCGCCTGTTTCGATCAAGTCAAAGCCGAACGCCAGTTCCAGCGGTTGCCAGGCACTGCGCAAGCTCATGGTGCTATCGATCACATAGCCATCGCAGGCCCCGTAAGCAGCATCAAAATCATAAGTGGCAAAACCATATTCGTCCGAGATATGGCGCATCAGGTCCGGCATGTAGACCATGCCGACGCGGGAAGACAGCCAGTGCCCGAAGGCCCAGTTGTCCGCATCCGCCCATGTCGCCCCATCCAGCGGCCAGGAGGGAAAAGGCCGGGCGTCCCAACTCCAAACATGCACCCGATCCATGTCGATCATCGCGCCGTCATAAAGGCTCGATGCCGGGTTGTTGGCCGCGTCGGCCCAATAGTCAATTGTCGCCTTCAGATGGCAATGCTGTTGCACGTCATCCCGCGCCCCGCTGGAGAAATAGGGCAAGGCGCTTTCGCTTGATTTCGGGTCAAAGAAAACATTCGGCTGGTTGCTGCCGAGATCCAGCGCAGGGCATCCCAATTCGGTAAACCAGATAGGCTTGCTTTGTGGCGTCCAGCCGGTTGCCTCGCTGTCGCGCACCCCGCCCGGCCTGTTGTGGTGGCTATTGCTCCACCAGCCCTTGAGGTCTTTTTGCCGGAAGATCCAGTCTTCCCCGTGCGCCCCGTCACTGATGGCCGTGCGCGTCTGCGCCACCCGCGCCGCATTGTCAGCATAATAGAAGTCGTAATACTCGCCGCCCTCAATGTTGGCCTGAAGATAGTCGAGACTATAGGGCGTCACAAAGCCGCGTTCCTGATCATAATCAAGATGCTCCCTGCCCCGCCGCCAGTCACTGAGCGGGAAATAATTATCAATTCCAATGAAATCGATATTGGCGTCAGACCATAGCGGGTCCATGTTGAAAATCACATCGCCCGACCCGTCCCCCGGCCTGTGCGAGTGATATTCACTCCAGTCCGCCGCATAGCCGATCTTGACCGCAGCGCCAAGAATGGTGCGCACATCAGCAGCAAGTGTCTTGAGCCCCGTCACAAAGGGATAGCTGGTTGCGCTGTCGCGCACCGTGGTAAGGCCGACCATTTCCGAGCCAATGCAGATCGAAGCGACACCACCGGCAGCGCTCGCCAGTGTGGCGAGGTGCAACACGAACCGCCTGTACCCCCAATCCTCCGCACCCGCATAAGTAATTGTTTCATCTGAAATGGAAAAATCGGCAACAGACGCCGAACCGAGAAAGGCCCAGACCTGATCAGCCGCCGCGCTGGTCTGGTCCGGGCTATCCGCCATCCCCGGAGCCGGGTAACAGGTGATCCGCCCACGCCAAGGGAAAGCAGATTGTTCCTCCCCGCCCCAAGGGTCGGCAAGGCCATTGCCTTTGGGAATATCGCCCATGATGAACGGGTATAGCATTACCTCATAGCCGCGATTCTTCAATTCGCCAATGGCATGAATGACAGATCGGTCTGAAGGCGTGCCCCCATAGACCGGATAGGCGTTGCCATTGTCATCGCTTAGCTGCGTAATCAGCAGGGCCGTGTCTCGCGTCAGGCCTGCAACCTGCCAGTTATAGGGCGAGGTTGGCTTGCTGGCCGTTTCCACCTTTGGCCGGATGCTGCAGGCACCACAGCGCAGGTCGTCAAAGAACCATGCCACGACCAGACAGACGCTTTTCACATTCGGCAAGGCACTGGCGAGTTGATCAAGAGAGACAGACAGATCAGACGCGCCCTGCTTCTGGTGGACGTTTTCATAGTCTTCCGAGGTCACAGCCCCGCTGGATGAGAGCGTCTGCTTGAGCATGACATCCGGCTCATATCCGAATTCTGTTGACCCCGGAATGAGATTGACGCCCATGATGGCAGTTTCCAACTGACGGTTTGGCGAGGGCCGGAAAATCTCGAAGGTAAATTGCGGAATGCGGTTGCCGTAGTCGGTCAGCTCCAGCCGGTCAAAGACGATATAGCAAAGCCCGCGATAGGCCGGGGCAAGCCCTTCCCCTTCGATGCTTTCAATCAGACTGTCCGGCTCTTGGGTTTCGCTGCCGTCATAGAACCGGAAGTCGATTTTCGACATGTCAATTTCGGTGCCATCGGCAAAGATCCGGTTGAGATAGACCCCCGGCCCCTCACAGATCCCAATCGCGAAATTGGCATAATAGGTGTAATTGGTCGTCTTGGCTGTCGCGCCACCGCCCTTGCCGCCCTGCTTGCTGGTGCTGGCGACCTCTTCAAGGGTCGTCGCCCAGATCACCTGCCCGCCAATCCGCACACGCCCATAGGCCCGGTTGATCGCGCTTCCCTCGGTCGAGCTGGTCACCTGCAGGCTGTCGAGCCTTGGCCCCGTTGTGTGGGTGTCCCGGCCCCCGGCCAAAAGCATGTTGTCGATGACAGCGCCGCCGAGCGCCCCGAGTGTCCCGCCGATCATCGCGCCCAGCGGCCCCAGCAAGGCCCCGCCGACCACACTTCCGACCTTGGACAAAACCAGCGTTGACATGCTCAGACCTCCAGATCGGGAAAGCGGAAAGCAGCGGCAATCATCCGCCGCCAGTGAGGGGAAAGGGTCACCTCGACCACACCACATTTTTCATAGGCGTGGATAAATCGCGTCTCACCGGTCAGGATGCCAAGGTGTTTGGCGCTCTTTGCCCCGCGCCATCGGATGGCAAACACATCCCCCGGCCCCATATCGGCAATCGCGATTTCCTGCATGTAGGTCCGACCGGCAACCAGCAGACTGTCTGCATTGCTGGCGTCTCCCCAATCGGGCGAATAGGCTGGAACTGGCCCGACCTCTGCCCCATAAAGCTCGCGCCAGACCCCGCGTATCAGCCCCAGACAATCGCAGCCTATACCCTTGTTGCTGGCCTGATGGTGATAAGGCGTGCCAAGCCAGCCCCGAGCGCTGGCAATGATCTGTTGCCGCTCAATACTGGTCATAACGAATGGCCCCCGACAGGTCGTCATCATCCGGGCTTGGATAGGTCGTCACATAGTCGTTGCCCGGCATGTGCGGACAGCCGCGAAAATTCACCCCGTTGGCGAATTTCTTGACGCATGTTGCAAACCGCTTGTCGCACCCGGCGACCAGATCCAGCGTATCCCCGATGGCAACCGCCTTGAGGAATGGCGACCAGATGCCAATCGTCACGAGGCCACTTGTCACCACGTGGCTTTGAAGCTGATAGGAAAGTCCGTTGTTTGCACCGCTGGTAAAGGTCAACGTGCCCCGGTTGAACCAACCGGCCCCGAAATCTTCCGCGCCGGATATCTGCAGCACCTGCCCGCCAGAATAGCCGGAAACGGTCACACTGGCCGAGAAGGCCGGGTCCGAGATATCGACCCCACAGCGTTCATCCCCCAGAACCGCATCGCAACCGGCCTGATAGACCCGGCCCTGCTTTTGCTGAAGCTCAGCCGCCAGCCCCCGAACCTCGGCGCTGAAATAGGTGTCCCCTCGCGTGATTTCGCCAAGGTTGCCCGCCCGCATCAGGACGCGTTGGTCAAGGTCCATCCAGTTGACCCGCCAGACCTCGACCCCGGCCCCGTCATAAAGCCCTGCCGATATATCCTCTTCCGTGATGAAATCCGCCGACAAGGCCCCGTCAACGTCGACATTGTCAACCGACAGCCCAAGACTTGATTGCAGCTCTGTTGCGGTAAAGCCGCTGTCTGCCGAATAGGTGACACCATCAAAAACAACATCGGCATCATGATCGGTAAAGCCATAGACCGCACCATCGCGCCTTATGAGTTTCCAGCACCAGCAGAGGGTCGTTGCCCCGCTGTCAAGGTGGGCTTGCATGCCATCGGGCAAAGTCTTCATTGGATCAGCTCCACAATGGGAATGGAAGGCACCGAGATAAGCCGGTTGTTTTCCCAGGCAATCGAAAGGCTGTCGGTGTCAAAGCGCACCGGCACAAAAAATTCATAGCCAGCGGTCACCGCCGCGCCAGCAGCCGGCGCATTGACAAGGGTCACAAGCCCCGTTGCGTGATTGACCGTGTAGTCTGCCGCATCGAGCGCCACGCCACCCACGGCCACAAGCACCGAGCCCGCTTTGGGCTTGCGGATTGTGCGCGTGTAGGGATTGGTGCTGCCGTAGATCTTGGTAAGCTGATAGCTGGCGGTCAGCCCGTCGCCGGTGCCGATCCTCTGGTCTGTTGCGGCGGGCGTTGCGAGGATGGCGCATGAGCGCAAGTCGAATGGATCGCAGAAACGGAAGCCGGAAAGCCGCCCGCGCACCTCTTCAAAGAAGGCAATCACCGTTTCGGCCTCCCAGATATCGCGGATACCGGTGCCGACATCCCAGGTGCGCCGTGAATTGGCCCATTGCTGATTGCGCTCTTCGGTGCCGGACCCGCTTTGCACGACCTGTGTCTTGCGTTGCGGTCCACCAGTCGCGCCAAGGCCGATGGCAACGGGAAATGTGATTTCAAGAAATGCCGCCATGTCCGGCCCCCTATTGATTGCGCCCGCCACGTGCCACAAGGCGCGCCATATTGGCGGCAATCTGGCCCTGAGACTGCTTGAAGCCCTGCACATCAGGCGTCGAAACATACCAATTGTGTGTGTCGCCCGCCCGGCTTGCATTGCCGCTGACCGAGCCGAAAGGCTGGTATGGCTCGATGCGCCCGGCCACGTTGGGCGAAAACAGTTCCGGCCCGTTCTCGTTGACCTGATAGAGATTGCCGGGCAACACGATGCCGCCACCTGCGCGGGCGCCGGTTACAAAGGAAGACAGATCAAGCGCAGCTCTGCTTGATGTGATCGACCCGGCCAGAGAGGTGAACAGCCCTGTGAGGGCACCGCCAGAACTGCCGGTGAGCGCTGTCATGATGGACGCCATCGGCCCGGTGCCAAACAGCGCCGCTTGCGCCGCCGCATTGGCGATCTGCAGGGCAAAGGAGCGCATGGCATCCTCAGCCGAACTCGCGCCGCTGACGATATCGGTCAACATGTCGACACCAGACTGCCCGAGATATTCGAAATTCTGGGTCAGCTCTTGGGTCTGCATTTGCATGGCTTTCGCCGTGCTGGCTGCTTCCTGCATGGCGAGGCGCTTTGCCTGCAGGCCATTGACCGCCGCTGCGATAGCCTGCCCCTGATCACTCTCAAGGTTCACACCGGCCTTTGCCAGAGCGTTGTAAAGCTCCTGCTCACCGGACGTCCGGCCAAGCTGCGCCGCTTCCTGCTCCAGTGCCAGAATGACTTCGTGCACCTTGTCGACCTGTTCTGTTCTTGTCTTCTTGTCGTCTCCCTTGTCAGGTTTGGTCGATGGTGACCCCGGTGCCGGTTTCGGGATCATTGGCGAGGCTGGCGGGATAAGGCCCATTTCGCGCTGTTTGGACTTGATATCAAGCCCGGCAACGCTGATGGCACCCCCGCCCAGATCATAATCGGCCCGTGCGATCAGCTCGGAATATTTCCTGATCTGGTCCTCAGCCTTTTTGACCTCTTCAACAAGCGAAGCCTCAAACGTGTTGCCCGTGCTGCCAGCATTGCGCCGCGATGTATCGAGCGCCCCGCGCGCCTTTTCAAGCTGGTCCTTTGCTTCCCGATAGCGGTCAGCCAGCCGGAACACCGTGTCTACCTGTCCGCCTGCAGAGTCCCCCAGAACGCTATCGTCAAAACTGTTCTTGAGTTGGAGAAGTGCCGCCGTAACGGTCACAACTGCCCCCTTGACCTTGGTCCCGATGGTGGTTGAGAGGGTTTCAAATTCCTGATTGATCTGTTGGGCCTGTCTGGCGACAGTCTCGTCAAGCACAATCCCGAGCCGCCGCGCTTCTTCCCTTGCGTCTCTGAGCCCCTTTTGGCCGCGTTCGATCATCTGGACAAATTGTTCGCCACCCGTGCCGCCGAAGACCTCGTCAGCAATGCGAATTTGCGCCGCTTTGTCAAACTGTTGCAATCGTCCGATAATGTCGTCAAACAGCTTGTCCGGCTCCTTGAGCCGATTTTTCAGGTCATCAGCGGAATAGCCAAGCCGCTTGAATGCATCCGCACCACCGCCGCTACCCGTCGTGATAAACTCGTCAGCTCGAAGCTGCAGCTCCTTGAGGCCATCGGTCAGCGCATCAATGGAAACATTGCTTTTGCGCGCAGCATAGTCCAGCTCCTGAAAGGCCTCAAAGCTCACCCCTGCCCGTTTGGCTTCCGTTGCAAGGTCCGCTACCTGTTCGGCTGAAGTCTTGGCAAGGGCAGCAATCCCCGCAAGGCCACCACCAACAGCAATACCGGCAAAGCCGCCGACAGCCGTCACGGCCCCCTTTGCGGCTTTGCCAAGGCTTCCAAGGCTCGATGTGAATTTGACAACGCTCTTTTCACTTTTGCCGAGGCTGGTCTCGGTGTTCTTCTCGATTTTCTTCAGCGCCTTGTTGAACTGGGTGGTGTTCGCCTCAATTCGCAAGACCAGCTTTTCAAGATCCTTCTCAGCCATAGCGCGCCTTTAACTCTTCGTATCGGTCCCGCGACATGGTCGGCTTTTCCGGCTCTCCATATCGCTCGTTGAAGCCTGCAATTGCGTCGATATAATCGCGCAAGGTTGCCTGACTGAAGTCGCACGGCCCCCAGCCAAGGAAGGCAAAGGCAATCTGCCTTATGCGTCGCCAGGGGATGCGGTCGCTTCCGTCTCCCCCGGCTGCTGTGGCTTTCCCGGCTGTCGGCTCTTTTCCGGCATGCCCGCCGCCAAAGCCGCAATGACAGCGCCTTCGGCCTCTTCCGAGACCTTGCCAAACAGCATGCCATCAGCAGCGGCGCTGTTGCCCGAGGCACAAAGACACTTGAGCCCCGAATAGGTCAGACGCGGGTCATGCACCGCCGCCATGAAATGCAACTGCCTTAGCCCGGTGATTTGCAGCTCAGCCATCAGAGCGGCCACCCGTGGCAAGGTCGCATGCAGCACAAAGCCCTTGCCATCAAGTGTGACCGAGACTTCCCCGGTCAGTTCATTGACTTGCATGGTCCACCCCTTAAGCCGCAACCGCGAAGGCTGGCACGCTCTCCCAACCGAACTCAGCCGAGATTGCAAGGTCTTCATTGGTGTTGCCGGTAAAGGTAATTTTTACATAGGCCGGTCCGGTAAAGCTGCCATAGGCTGGCACAATGACCTTGAACTTGAGGGTGACCCCGGTGCGCGCCGCGTCAAAAATGGCTTTGGTGCGGGTGTTCAGTTCGGCGATACCGGAGCCGGAAAAGCTCAGATCGATATTGCCAGCCCGCTTTGTGACGCTGGCGGGCTTTGTCCGGTCGCCGTCGCATTCAGGTACGACCCGGTCGACCATTTCCGGCCCCATGGAAAAGTCCGTTGACGTGATCCCGCAAAAGTCGACATAGGTGCCGACATTCTCCGGGTCTTCAACCTGAATATACAGCTCTTGGCCAAGATGCTTTGTCATGTGCAAGCCTCATAGAGTTTGATTTCAAAACGCATGTCGCAAAAATAGACCCGGTTTTCAGGTCCGTTGATATCTTCCCCGCGCCAGATAACGCGCATGCTCGCCCCATCGGCCAGCGTGAAAAGCTGTTTGTGCAGCGCCGCCCGGATCTTGGCGGCAATCGCCATGGCTTCCGCCTTGCCCCTGTCGCGGCTGTGAACCTCCAGCATCTGGAAAACCACTTCGCCAAGCTGGTTGCCCACGTCATTTTCATCCCCGGCATAGCTGCCCAGAATGCAAAAGGGATAAACCTGCCCGACATGCCCCGGATTGGCCTTTGACGGACTTTCCGGCAGAAAGTCATAAATCCGCCCGTCACAGATCGCTGCAGCCTTCAGGGTGCTGACCAGCATCTCTTGCGCCTTGGTAAAGTCGAGCGCCATGGTTCCCCCTATCCGGCCCGTTTGATGGCCTTGTTGATGCTGCGCGTAATCCGCGACATCATCCGGCGCTTGACCACCCGATAGGCTGGCCAGAGATGCGGTTGCGCAGGATTGCCCGGATGTGTGCGATAGCTCCGCCGCCCGAGTGTCTTGTGCTGTTTGACATCGCTTTTGCGCATACCGACTCGGGCAAGATAGCGCCCGGATTTGGTGCCGAATTCGATAAATCGCCAGATATAGCTTGCAAATACGCCCCACGATGGCAGGCCGTTTGCGGTGGCGCGCTCTTTTGCTGTAATGGTTCGGGCATATTTTCCCGTCCGTTTGGGCGCAAATAGACGCGCCAGATCGGCAACCTCGACAGCCCCCATTTCAAGTGCATCTTTCAGGTCATCCTCGACCGCAGGCACAACCCGCTTGAGTTGACGGAAGGCGCGCTCTTTGCCGATCCATTTGACTTTGGCCATCAGATCAACTCCCCTCGGGTTACCGTGATCTGCAATTCCCGCCCGCGCTGGTCCGGGTTGATGATGCCGCCGATGCTGTAAATCTGGCCATCAATCAGCACCCGCCAGTCTTCGCCAATGGCCATGGTTGCGCTCGATCCACGCACCCGCAGCACACCGGTAACGCTTGCTTCAAACCGCCCGCCGCCGTCCTTCTCGCCCGCCCGATCTGGACGGAACCCGCCCCAGACGGTCAGGTCATTGCCCCACAGTTCAGTCTGCCCGCCGCTTGCCGTGTCGGTATGCATGGGAGCCTGAAACGTCACCCGCTTGTTAAGCTTGCCCGCCTGCATCATGGCCCCCTTTGATTTCTTCCAGTTCAAACTTGGTATGCCGTGCGATGAAATTGGCCGCGACATCCGGATCGATCCCGCCAATCGTGGCTTCAAAGAACATGGCTCCAGCCATGTAGAGCCGCCACCACCAGGGATATTTGATTTTCAGCGCCACCCGAACATTGGCCATCACAAGACCTTTCTGTGTGGTGCCAGAAGTGCATCGACAGCAATCGGCACCTGATTGGCAGCAACACCGACCAACACAGCCTCACGGTTTTCAAACCAGTGGCCGACAAGCAGTTTGATTGCATGGCGGATCCCGGCAGGAACCACAGCCGCGCTTTCATGGCCTGCCCGCCAGGTGACAGTGATCGGCCCCGCGTCCGGGTCAGCGTCCGGCCAGCTCGCCCCTACCTTGAGACAAGCAAAGGTGCCGAGGACGCGCCGCTCGATGCGCACGGTCGAAAGGTCGACCACCTGGCTTTCCCCGTCCGCATCGAAATAGGAGATCGAGGTCAGGTCGATGACCGGCCCGAGACAAAGCGGGAAGTCGCCCCACCATTCAAATTCCTGCGCCCATTCCTGCACCATCAGGCACTTGCCCAGAATGCCGCCATAGCCATCCAGATAACTGACAGCGGCTTCGACAAGTCCGGTCAAATAGTCATCGTCTGTTCCATCATCAACGCGGCAATGCGTCTTGATTTCTTCCAGCGTGACCGGAAGGCTGGCCGGTGCCGTTATCTGGTATGGCTCGAATTTCATTTCGCGGCCCCGCTTTCAGCCTTGCCGGTCTTCGCATCTGCGTCAGCCTTTGGCGCTTCACCGGTCAACGTCGCAAGCAATGGAGCCTTGGTGTCGGGCACACTATTAGCTTTGGCATCGGCTGCGGCCTTGTCTGCGGCCTCTTTGGCCTTGGCTTCTTCCGTGATTGCCTCAGACAACACCCCGGCCTTGATCAGGTGACGCACCTGCGCCTCTTCAGCCACGCGGGTGTCGCCCTTGTCATACATTTTGTCGCCCAGATGCGGGCGTAACACCTTGAATTCTCGCTTTGCCATGTTCGTTCCTCGTTGTGTGATGAAAGAGGGGCAGATCCCCCGCCCCTCCCTTTGATCAGAAGCGATTAGGCAACATTGCCAAAGTCGCCGTAGATGAAGGCTTCCGGGCGATAGACAGCCAGCGCCAGGCGCTCTTCACCCAAGATGGTGACAAGGTTTTTGGTGAAGTCGTCATTCTCGAAGCCGACCTCAACCCGGGCCTGCCAGAGGTCAAAGACCTGTGCGCCGAGCTTGAATGCACCGGTCAGGAACTTGTCGACGGCCATGGCCTGCGTCTGCACCACTGGCAGATTCCAAAGGGTCGGGGTCAGGGAACCCTGCGGCTGGCCAATGATGTATTTGCCCTGCGCGTCCTTGGTCAGCTCGATGCGCGCCCAGTCAATCGGGTTGAGCACATGACCGGTTGCCGGATATTCGGCCAATACCGCCTGCAGCATGGCAAGGCGCAAGGCGTCAATGTTGGTGCCATCTACTGGCGCAAATGGCGCCACATAGGCCGTGGCCTGCGGGATGAGGCCATGCAGGTTCTGGCCGGTGCCGTCGCCGCTCAAAAGCTGCAGCTCTTCCTGAAAGGCGAGGCCATACAGCAGGCGATTGTCGATCAGCGAACGCAACTGCGATACATCGTCGAGCGACTGGCGCGATGCCTTGAACCAGTGGGCAATGACCTTGGCGCTTGTGGTCACCAGATCAAGCTGAATGTCGGAAGACGGTTTTGCCGCTCCTTCGGCCACCGGTGCCGCGTTGTTGGTGAAGCCGGTTTCCTGCACATACTCAAGGCTTGGCGAGGTCATGTCGCCCGGCGACAGCAGGTCGCGCACGGTCATGCGGCGCTGTGGCAGTTCCTGAATGCCCGGCATGCGTTGCGGTGCAATGGCAGCCCCAACCGAACCGGCAGCGTCAGCCGTTGACGTGGTAATCGTGGCCTTGATCTTCAGGTCTGCCTTGCCCTTGGTCGGGCTGTCACCGATCCATGCCTTGACCTGTTCGCTTTCGGTAAACTGTTCACCGATGCTCTTGGCCGGTTCATCGTGACCGGTGCCGATCCGCGCCATCTTCTGTTCAAATTCGCTAAACTGGCCTTTCAGCTCGTTCATTTTGAGTAGGGCTTCGTCTGCCGTTTCCTTGATGGTCGCGGTCAGTTTCTCGCCCTTGGCTGCCTTGCCAAGCGCCTCTTCGGCCACTTCCTTGACCTTGTCGATTGCAGTGTCAAAACCGGCTTTGACTTCTTTGGCCAGGTCTTCAGGGGATTTTGGTTCAGCCATAAGATTTTCTCCTGTGCGTGCTGAATTAACTCAACAGAGCCTGCAAGAAGGCCCGTTCATTGTCCGCTGTGGCAGGCCCCGCCTGCCCTTTCAGGTGAAGACGCACGGCACGCTCCGCCTGTGAGTTTGAAAAGCCCAATCCCTTGAGCCACAATTCAAACTCGCGCTCCTGCAGCTGGTCCCCAGCCTTGAGCCGTTCTGTCAAATCGTGAGATTGTTTGAGCGCCTTGACGCTGCCAATCAGCGCGTCCGGGTTGGCCCCAATCGAGACAACCGAGATTTCGCGCAGGTCGAGCTTTTCCAGCGTCCAGACGCCGGTTTCGGTATCGACCGAATATGCCTTGATGCGGTATCCAATCGACAGGCCGTCGATGTCGCCCTCTTTCAAAAGCTCATGCGCTTCCCTTGCGCACTGAACACCCATATTGAGCTTGCCGACACCGTACAGGCCCTTGTCGTCTTCCTTCAGCTCAAGCCAACGGCCAATCGGCTGGTCGCGGTTATGCTGCCAGAACAACTTCGGCATGGTCTTGTTTGCGGCATGGTCAGCAAGGCTTTCTGCATAGGCCCCCGGCGCAATGATATCGCCATAATCGTCAGGCTCACCGCCGAAGGTGCTGGCGTATCCTTCAAACTCGCCCTTTTCCGTGAGCGCTTTGATTTGCAAAACGGGAGATGTAACCTTTGTGTCAATTTGCATTGCCTGCCTCCGTGATCGGCACATTCTGCATTTGCATGCGCGGCACATCGCCACCCGCTACAGGGGGCAGGTTTTCGCGCCGCCGCACTTCGTTGATGGTCAGCCAGCCGTTGGACAGGCCGGATTGGTAGAAGGTTGCGCGCCCTTGGCTGTCACCGCGCAAAAGCCCCTCAAGATTGAATTCGACATAGATTCCCGCTGCCCGGTCAGCCGCAGACAGAAGCTGCTTAATCAAGGCCTGCTCGATGCGCTTCAAGCGCCGCCGTAAGGTGAATTTGATGAAACTGAGGGTCTGTTGCTCAAGGCCGGTGCCGAAAGACGTGGTCTTCTCTGTGTGGCCGATCATGTGAGGCGGCACACCGAAAAAGCGGCAAATCTCTTCGACCGAGAATTTGCGGCTTTCCAGCATCTGCGCGTCTTCAGGGTTGAGCGAAAGGGATTGCCATTTGGTCCCACCCTCAAGGATCAGCGGACGGCCAGTATTCACCGCACCGAGAAATTTCTCGGTCAGGATCTCGTTGGCCTTGGCCCGCTGGTCATCGGTCAGAAACTTTTCAAAGGTCAGCGTGCCACTCGGGCGCAAGCCGTTTTTGAACGTCGCGCCCGCCGATCTGTCGACCGCCCGCGCAATGCCGAAGGAATGGCGGGCAAAATGCAGGGTCGAGAAACCGCCAAGCGCATTGCCGCCAAAGCCGCGAATATGAAGGACTTCTGTTTCTGGTAGATCATGGCTCTTGCCATCTTCCGTCCAGCGATAGCGCAAACTGCCATCCGTGTTCTTGGTGACAGAAACCGGCACATGAATTGGCTCAAGCGAGACAATGCGCCCGCCCGTCCTGATCTTCTGCGCAAAGGCATTGCCTTTCAGTTCCAGCGATGCGGCCACGAATTCCCAGAAGTCAACTGCCGTCTGGATATAGTTCGGGCTGTCATGCAGCACCGAATAGAGCGGGTGGCCTGTGGCCTCTGTCCGGTTGTCGCCGGTCTTGCGATAGAGCGACAGCGGCAATGTCCCGATGGTGCCGGACAGCAGATTGACGCAAGCCCAGACAGCCGAAAGCGCCATGGCCGTTTCAAAGGTCACCGCTTCACCGCTATCCGAAAATGCTCCTTCAGCCAACCAGCCGTCAGGCTCCCTGATGGTGAGCTGTCGGATAGGTGCTGATTTGGTACGAACCGAAAATTTCACGCGGCACCTCCGATTGATGCACTTTCGCTTTCCATGCTGCGTTTCCGTGTGGCGGGCCGACGCAGCGGCAAATCAAAGGCTAACACCGGCCCGCTTTTGGTTGATATCTCTTGCAGGCACAGCGCCAAGAGTGGCGAAAACCTGCGATTTACAGCGAAGCAAAATAGCCATCCATGTCACCGTCTTCGTTCTGGTCTTCGGCCATGGCCAGCCCTAGTGCCATGATCAGCGCCACGGCCCCGTCTATCTTCTTTTCTGGCGTTGGCTTGCGCGGGAAAACATTGTCATTGGCGTCCGGCTTGGCGATGACGTTGGAAATCATCCAGGTCAAAACCGGGTTGCCGTCGTGGTGCAACCGGCCATCTTTCAAAAGCGCCTCGACCCATTTCATCGGCTCGGACAGATGCGAGGTCCGTTGCGGATACTCGACCACCTCGATATTCAATTCATTCTGGATCTGCAGCGAAAGCTGCACCGCTCCCCAAGGGTCAAAGCCGATGCGCTCGAACGGAAAGTCCGCGTGATCCTCTTCGATATCGTCCTTGATGACGTCATAATCGATGATATTGCCATCGGTGACCGTCAGCGCCCCGGTCTCGGCCCATTCCAGATAGTGCTTTTTCTCCGGGTCTTCCGCTGTCTTTTCCGGCAGATAGAAGCGCGGCGCGATCACATAGTAATGATGCTTGCCGTTGATCGGCTTGCGCCAGAGATCCACGCGCGCCGTAATGTCCAGCTTGGCCGAAAGGTCGAGCGAGCCGAACCGCGCCACGTCATCCCCTTCGGGAATGCAAAGCTCTTTGTCGGCCTGCTTGTGCCAGTCTTCCATGTTGTAATAGGCAGATCTGGCCGAGATCCAGACATTGAGATGCTTTGTCTTGAATCGCGCCTGATTGCGTGGCGTCCGGATCGCCTTTTGCTGCTCGGAGCGCAAAAACTCGTCGCCGACCGACACCCCGAAATTCGGGTTTGCCTTGATCAGGTTGGCCGGGTCGGTCCAGTCGTCGCCCTCGTCAATCGTGTAGATCAGCCCGAACAGTTCGTCGTCTTCGATCACACCCTCAAGCACGTTTTTCAGCTCATCAAACGCCAGGTAACACGGCCCGGCGATGTTGTCGCCCGCCGTGGTGATCACCAGCATAAGCGGCTGGTCTCGCGCCCCCATACCGGTTTTGAGAGTATCGTAAAGCTTGTCTGATGTGTGTTCGTGATATTCATCAACGATGCCGCAGGAGGGGGACGCCCCGTCGCCCGGATCGCCGACCAGCGGTTCAAACCGGCCACCTGTCCGGGTTGTGAGCTTCTGCGCCGAAACCTCCACCCCGAGCGAGCGCCGGTAGAGCGGCGTATTCTTGGCCATCAGCCGCGCCGGGGTGAACACCTCGAAGGCCTGCTTCTGCGTCGTCGCGCCCGAATAGACCTCCGCACCATATTCGCCATCGGCAGACAGCATGTAATTGCCAATGCCAGCGGCCAGCGCCGACTTGCCGTTCTTGCGCGGCACCATGAGCCGCCCTTCGCGGTAGCGCCGGAACCCATCCTGTTTGCGGACCCAACCGAACAGGGACGCCACAAAAAAGCGCTGCCACGGCTCAAGCGTCAGGCTCTTGCGTTGTGCTGCCCACTTGCCCTTTGTATGCGGCATCGCCTCGATAAACTTCAGGACCTTTTCGGATTTGGCCGGATCGAAGGCAAAGCCGAAGAGATCCCCCGCCGCCTGCTCCAGATCGTGCTTGTGTCTCTCACAGGCCAGCCGCACCCACCGGCAGGAAGGAAGATCCCCGCTGACGATATCCTCTGCATACTGGAAGGCCGAGGCAGTGCGCGGGTATAGCTCAGCGTCGATCACAAGCGCACTCATGCGCCCATCCCGGCGAAAGGATTTTCGCCACCAGGTGGGAACAGATCTCCCTGCCCGGCAGCAAGGCCCCGTTCATCAACTGGTGTCAGGCCAAGCGCTGCAGTCAGGTTGCGCCACTGCCGCCAAGTCTCGTTGAGCTGCGCCACTTCTGGTCGGGATTTGTACTGCTTGCCGTTGCGCCCTTCGACCACATAGGTTTCGCCCTCATCCAGCAACGTCGAGCGCAACGCCCGCATGCGGATCAGCGCCCGGCAATATTCGGCCACCGTATCGACAAAATGCGCCTTGAGCCTTTGCTGTTCTGCCAACTGTGGCGCAATCCTGTCCCAGATCAACGCCTCATACTCGGTCAAATCAAACGGCTTCAGCTCCGCCGCCAGTTGCTCGCACTGCTCTTCGAACGGAATCCCGCCGTCGTTCTTGAACCGAACGACATTTTCAAAATCAGGTTTTCTGCCTCTAGCCATACCAATTCCATACAGCCCGCCCGGCCCCATGGGTGCAAGGAACCGAACAGGCCTTCCCAGTCACAAGAAAGGGCCAGCAGTTACCCGCCAGCCCTCACATGATGGAATTGGTTTTGATTTGGTTGATAAGTTGATTTTTTCGAGAACTATTGCCAAGTTGCGAATTGCCTGACGGCATCCATACGCTACATTCTGTTGAAATCCATTTATATGATATTTATAGCAGATTTAGGTGTGAAAACTTTTAGCCATGAAGGACAGCTTGAATGCAAACTCTATTTGCGAAGCTTTCTCAAAAATTCATTCAAAGCATAAATTCTGGATCAATTGGATCCATAATCATTTTATTGTGCACCTCGGTTTTCGGAATATTTTTTCTAATTCTATCCACTTTATCCATTAATATACTTTTGTATATTTTTAGCGGAAATTCCGTCAACTTTTTATCTTCATATTTTGAAATTGATAAATTTAGTATAAACGGAGATATAAAGCCGCTTATATCAATACTTTCCTCAATTTCTAGTGTAAATTCTGTTTTCTCTTCAGTGTTTATCGTTTTGGTTGCGTCTGTTGTTTTTGCGAGAATTAGTGAAAAAAACAAAATAAAACAAGAAAAAAGAGAAATACTTGCTAATGTGTCAAATAATTTCTATTCATATATAAATTATCTTCAGGTAATTCTTCCATCTTGGGACATAGCAACGAAATGGTTAAGCTGGGAAGGAGAAGATGGTGATTTATATAGATATGACCTAATAGGCGCGCTTTTGTTATACGAACAAAGACCGTTTAAGAATCATGATGAATGCAGAAAAGTACCCTTTCAAAATGATATTTCATTTAGAGGACATTTTGACCTAATATCCGAAAATGACATTATGAATAGAACTAATGAACACATGATTATGACAATATTCCTACGATTTTGGCTTCATTTAGATACCCTAATGGAAAGCTCTTCCGTCTCTGAAAACGAAGCTATTAGCCGTTTTGCGGATATGCATGCCTGGTACAAGAATTTTCTTCAGCAAGTGTGGCTGGTACAAAAAGAGATTACATCTGTTGGATTGGATAAGTATCCTGCAGAAAAGAACCTCGAATTCGATTGTCTCGAGAATCTCGACAAGCGCTTTTACGGAAGTAATTACTTAAGAGAGGAAAATAAGTTGCGAGCTGCTTTGATTGCCGAAGATATTGTTTCCCGTTTTAAAAAAGATATTGTTAGTTTCGAAAAATGTTAATTTCATGATTCTTGCTAATACTAAGTTACTATCTCCCCGTTCTAATTCGAATTATCTCTATTTTTGGGGAGCCGCTGCCCAACATAATCTACACCATCTTTCCTTCCTCTAGCCACGCAATTTCCCTACGGAACTACCCGCCCTATAGATAAGCAGAACCGAACAGGCCGTTTCAGTAACAAGAAAGGGCTTGCAAGATACTCCTCTGGCCCTCGTCTGATAGAATTTATTGTGATTTGGTTGAAAAGCGACAGTCATTCATCTTTAAAGTGCTATAGTCTGACAGACACCATCTAGGGGGAAATGAAATGACGGAAGACAAAATACTTTTAAGAAATCTTGAAACCTGTTTTGAATCCATAAAGCTCAATCATCAAGAATTACAATCCAAAGAAATGACTACTGAAGAAAGTGCCAAAATCAATGAAAACAACAGAGTTCTGTTTGCACAAGCTGAAGAGATTAGTGCAAGGCTTGAAAAGCTCCCAGAACAGAGAGAAAAGCAAAAATAGCCATCTTTAAAAGGCCATAGAAACATATTAAGTTCAATATCTTAATGGGTTTTCTCTTTTAATTTTCTACACCGTAGAAATCTAACTACCCCGCCGGTCCGCGCGCTGTCGGGGTGTAGAGATTTGACCGCCCCCACCCCTCAGCGGCAGGCCCCCGGCTCGGCCGATGCCGGTGGGCTTTGGGTTTCGCCGCTGGCTTCCAGCCGCTGCTTGTCCCGGTTGTGATGCGTCTCGCATAGACTTTGCGTGTTGGCGTAGCTGAAGAACATCTCACGATTGCCCCGGTGCGGCTCGATGTGGTCAACCACGGTTGCCGCCATCGTATTGCCCTCAGCCAGGCACATCACGCACAGCGGATCAGCCGACAGCCGCAACGCCCGTATCCGCTTCCACGCCGCCAGCTTGTACCAGTTCCGCCACGGGTGACGCTTGCGCCGGTTCATGTCGTTGTCGCGTTCCCTGTCCTGTTTGCTCCGCACAGGAGCCCATGGCGCTTTGAACGTGCTTGGTGCCTTTGGCATGGTCGCTTCCCCTTCCCCTTCCCCTTCCCCTTCCCCTTTCCCTGTTCTGCCGAGCCCTTACGATGCCTCCGCGTAACCGGGCGGCCAGAGAGTATCAAACCACCATCCGGTCAGGTAACGCCCTGTTTCGGGATCTCGATAATTGCCCGTTGGAACGGTGTTGCCACGGTGCCGCACCCAAGCCTCCCACTGTGGCGAGTACTGCACGACAAACACCCGTTGCTGCTCAGCAGGCAAGGGAGTACCGTTAGAGCGCTTCTTGCGTCGTTTGACTGTCGTTTGGGGTAAGGGGTTTTTATTTATTCCGGTTATTATTCCTATTAAAGGGGTGACAGCAGTGTCACCCTCGGGGGTGTCACCTGTGTCACCCTCCTCCGTGTCAATCTGACACCCCGGGGTGTCAATTTGACACCCTCCCCCTTCAACAAAATCAATGGCTTCCTTGGAGGGTGCCAATTTGTCACCCTCCCTAGACTGTTCTTCAGGACGATTGAAATTTAGCCTGTATCGGTTCGAAGTCTGACGGCTCGTCACATCATAGGAAGCCTCAACAATCAGATACTGCTGATCCTCAAGCCACTTGATATGACGCTGCACTGACCGCCTAGACATGCTGGCTTCTTCTGCCAGATTGTCGATAGACGGGAATGCATAGTCCATCTTGCTATGAATGTGATTGGCAATGCTTACCAAAACAAGCTTGGCACCGGTGTTAACAATATTCTGCCCAAGTACCCATCCAACGTCCTGAATGCTCATGCTTCACCCTTTGCTTTCAAAGTTCGGCAAACATGGAGTTCAATCGCGCCAAAGGTTTTCGTTGAATGATCTCGCGGCTGATGGCGGATCACCCATCCTGACGTCAACAATTCACGCATCAAGCGGTTGTATTTATCTCGTCCGAGATTAATTGCCGCCCGAAGGTCTTCAGGTTCAAAGTGGCCGGTTTCAGCGTAGTGGGTTAAATAGCAAAGCAACCCTAGCGCCTCAACGCTCAGCGATGAAGCCTCTGTAATCTCCTTGCTAATCTTCACGACACTATCTTGGACCAAACCAGGTTCAAATCTGATAGCTACCATCCTACCTAGTCTCCGCAATCAAGGTGAAAGATATGGCCTCTTCGTCCTTCGCAAACGAAAGACGTCTGTCTGTGCGAACTAGCCCGCGCTGTTCTAAATCGTCCAAGGCAAGACGGCATGCTTCGGAACTTTCTTGACAGTATTTTGCGATCTCGCTCATGCTGAAAGAGGTTGGCCCCTCAATCCCGCCGCCATTGTCTGCCAACAACAGAAGCACCAGCTTCTGAAGAGCACCGCCACACTGTTGCTTACCGACCCACGTCATCAATTCTGCACTCATGCCAAAATCCTTTTTCTGTTTATCAATGAAGTTGATTCCATCTTCATGATAGCACCCCCTTGCGCGCTCTTGCGTGCGCATAATAATGCTCTCAACCCTTGACAAATTTCCCTGAAATACACATTATAATGCGCATAAAAGAACACCGGGCCACACTTCAAACCACCATGGGAACCGCGATGGAAACAAACAGCCGAGAGATCATAAAGAGGCTCAAGGCCGAAGGGTTTGAGGAAATGTCGGTGAAGGGCTCGCACCATAAATTGAGGAAGGGAGACAAGGTTGTCATTGTCCCGCACCCCAAGAAAGACCTTCCCCTTGGAACGGCCCGCAAAATAGCCAAAATGGCAGGATGGCTTTAAACCCATCCTCACCAAACCGCAGCATGAGAGAGACCCGTCATGATCCACTATATCGCTGTGATCGAGAAAGACCCTGATAGCGCCTATGGAGTGAGCTTTCCGCAGTTGGAAGGCGTCTTCTCCGCAGGTGACAGCTTTGATGAAGCCACGCGCAACGCCAGCGAGGCCTTGCAGCTCTTCTTTGAAGACAATCCCGCCGAGCGTCCTGCCCCTTGGTCTATGGAGCAAGTGCGCGCGCTGGAAGATGTTCAAGCCGATCTGGCCGAAGGCGCCACTCTGGTGGCCATTCCCTACATCGAGCTGACCGGGCGCACCGTCCGCGCCAATCTCACGTTTGATGCAGGCTTGTTGACCGCCATTGATGAAGAGGCCAAGGCGAGAGGCATTTCCCGCTCTGCCTTTGTTGCCAGCGCCAGCCAAGCCATGCTCAACGCTTGAACAAGTGATGAATTTGACCTCGGAAACAATGAGGCTCGCCCTGTGGCGGGCCTTTTTGGTTTGAGGTAAACGACAAGCCCATTTAGAAACCTTCACACTCATTGTGCGCCCTCCTTATGAACCCGCAGATAAACCTCAGTGCCAAGCAGCCAGAGCACAAAGACACCGTAGCCAACCAACCGGACAACGCCAGTTACCCACTCAGGCTCGCTCAGCAGCCCGTCAGGGCAGAAGAACACCACAACAGGAACGCCGATCAGCACAGCCGCAAGAAAGCCCCACAGCAGCACCACAGAAACCACAATCACTGCATTGCGCATTCCAGCTCGCCTTTCCTGAATGTGTGAACCTCAGTGAACAGCCGCACGGCATCGTCACCAAACAGCCTCACAGTGCCCAGGTGAGCCGAAAACACACTGCCAAGGTCAACCAGTGTCCGGGCGTCCAAAACCTCTTGGCAGGCATCCAGAAACGCCGCCTCGGTGACAACCCCGATCCGGTTGGCCCGCTGCACAAGCCCCGCGTTGTAGCTCTTCATGCCGACGCCCTCGCGGCTCTTTGCTCTCTCAAGGCTCTATGGGCTTCTGAGGCGGCTTGTTCGGTCTTGGCTTGGTGTTCGCTGAGGAGGTAGAGCAGACCGTGCAGCATCTGGCTTTCGCGGCCCGTAAAGGGCGTTTCATTGGCAACGAACAGCATCGCGTCAATCAGCGTGCGTTCGGCCTCCAGCGCAAGGTCTATCTGGTCTAGGGAATGAGACAGAGCGCAAGCGCGCCTCTGCCTTGAGGAATGGCAAGTCATCATAAAAGCCTCTAGCATGGCGTTTAAACACCACTCCCAGAAAGCTTCTGATGACCCACTGGTGAGCGGGAGGTTCAGAACCTGTGCTAGACAGGCGGGCTTATTCCCCTTTCGGGTATTGTATTCACCGCCCTCCCGCCCATAGGCGAGTGCGCACGCAATCCGGCCATTTTCCGGATTCCGAACACAAAAATACCGCTGACTTTCGGGTGCGGTGTCCGCTAGCAAAAGAGGTTCTGACGCCTCACCCTGAATCATGCTCTGTTTTGATAGGATTGTCAAATCGAGCGAAGCTAAGTACAACAATTTATAATTGTACAAATTAGATTTTCTTTTGCCTCGGAAATTAGCAGAATGAGCTTCGACACCCAAATAATCACCTTCATCGCCAAAATGAATGATGGAATATTGCGCTTCACAGGTGACATACTTGTAAGTCTTATAGAGAAGAGCAAGGGAGCAGAATATGTTGAGAGCTTTCCAAACCTTGAGCCGCCAACACCTATCACTGATTGGCAAAAAACTCCCAAGTTTCCAGCTTTCCTTGAAATTACAGGACGGCCATTTTACAAGCAATTTTCGAGTGCTGAAGAGCTTTTGGATTGGCTTGAAGGTTTCTCCAATAGAACAGCAAGTTTGAAAAGCCTTACAGATGATGGCCAATGGGGCCAACTTGTTGACCACGCAGCAAATTTTATCAACAAAGCTCGACTGGAGCTCAAGCAAAACTCTGGAACGGAAGGATGCCGAAGCCTCGCCCAAATTATAAAAGATAACGGCATTATATTGCCAGACACTCTGGTTGGAAACTACGTTTTTGACCAGCGCATTCCAGCGATTAAACGTTTGATTACCGTGGCTAATTTGTCGAGAATAGACTTCAGCAAAGCGAGCCAACATGGAGGGTGGCCCCATTCTCCGATAGATACTATCGAAGTGGCAAAGTCTGCTTTGCGGGAGAAGCTCACTAAAGTTAGCGGAAGCGAAATTTCCACATTGATCGGACAAGTGACCGTTGAACTGGCTTCGAACGATTTTGACCGAAACGAGGCGAACATTTATTATAATGCAGATCTGGCCGAAGCAAGAATTGCTGCTATTACAGCAATTCAACGTGCTGAAAACAAATTGAAGCTTCGCCCAGCAAACCAAAGCTGGCAAACTAACGCAAGAAACAATGCATTCATGGCTTTGATCGGACTTTCTCCCTTCATCATCATTCCAATCATGCTTCTGTGGAATTGGGGAAGCATCGGTGAATTTTTGACCGGCTTGACACAATCGCCATTGGACAAAGTCGTCACTGCTAGCGATCAACTCTGGAAACTGTCCAACATAACGGGGGCGCCTAAAGAACTCGCTCCTCAAATCGAACAAGCAGAAAGAACCCTTAGAGAAACCAAAGATGCTCTTCTGCTTCTCTCCAAAAGTGATAGCAGCAAGGAAATCTTCGCCACTCCTTTGCAGCATTACGCGATGATGCTCAAAGACGCCCCATGGACAAGTTTGGTGTTTGTTACTGTTCCTGCGCTGTTCTTTATGTGGATACTCAAGCACTTCAGCAGAATTTTCGTTCAGAGCTTCAACATTCGGAATGATGCAAACTACCGTGCAGCCTTGTCTGAAATTTATTCTTACATTGATACCGACAACAAACTGACAGCAGATCAAAAGCGGATAGTCTTTGAAGCCATGTTCAAACCTCGAAACGTTACTCACAATGATGATGGCGTCCCCATATCCGTGCTTGAAAGTGCGGTCAGCGCCGCAACTCAAGCGGCAAAACGAAGCAGCTAACCTATGTTCAAACCCTCCCACATATACGCCTTCAGCCTTGGCGCTGGCGTGACGCTCATCTTGATGCTGTTCATCGGCTATGGGCTGGATGGCAACATGGGCTTCTGCAAACTCGAAGCAGCAGGAAGCCCCACCGAAACGCCGGTCACCTGCGCCCGAGAGTGGATTGGCGCTCTGAGCGGTTGGGTAGCTGCTATTGTTGCTTATCTTGTTGTCAGGCCTCAGCTTAAGATGATGCAGCTTCAGGCCGCGAGTGTAAGAGCCGCAGATCGACTTGAAACTATCGGGGTACAAATCGAGGTTATGGCGAATATCATTCAAAAAATCATGCGTATCGAACCGCCAGTCTTTCAGATTGGAGTATCGCCACAAGAGGTTTTCAATGGGTATGGCTCGTACACTAACAAAGTGATTGATGTTTTTGAGGAACTCGATCCTAGCTCTACAAATGATTTCGTTCAGTATCTGCACATTCAGTTGGTCGGCCTGACCGCTAGCCAGGTTGAGGCTCTTGAGAAACTGGCTCTTGACGCTCAGCAATGTACAGGAGACGAACTCAGTATTGTGAATGCCGCACTTAACAAAGCAGTACGGCACGCGAGAGGTGAAGTTGTTAGCGCATTCGAGTCGGTTTCTCTTCAACTCTGGAAACAGCGCTCCGATTTGCAGATGATTGCGGATAGGCCTTTGAATTTTGTTCTTTAGTTGCATCACGCCACCCTCCTTGCCGCTTTATCGATCTCTGGCCCCCATTGCACTGCCATCGCCTCAGCAACGCCAGTAAAGAAGCGCGACCGCTCTCTTGCCCTGTTTGGTCCCGGTGGCATGCGATGCACCCGCGCCACCCGCTCATTGACGATATCGGTCGGTTCAAGATTGGGCAGGTTGCGCAGCCAAAGGCAGGTGCGTTTGACCTCTCCATGGCCAAACTGCCAAGGCTGGATTGACTGGCTGAATTCCTGATAGTTCACGATCAGCTTTTTGGCGTGCTTGTGCATCACCGGGTTTTCAACGGCCACATGAGGGATAGGCGCGTTCCACATGGCCGAGAACAGCGCCGCGCCCTCTTCCAGCTCCTGCCACATCTCAGCCAGCGTCTTGCCCTTTGGTGGCTTGCTCAGCCAGCGCACACCGCTATTGCAAAGCCGGGTGCAAGGCGGATGCGCCACGATCAGACAATCCCAACCATCGTGCAGCACGTCGCGCACATCGCCGGTAATGTGCCTATTCGGCCTGTTCTCGGTCGGCAACAGATCGCAAGACCAGGCATCATGACCCCGGTCTAGAAAGGCATTGCGCACAATCCCAGAATACTCGCAGGCAACAAGCACCTTCGCCATCACGCCACCTCGCAAAAGGCTGGTGACGCACTGCGCCTTCCAGTTGCAAACGTGGACAGATTGTCGTTTGCTGGTTCAAGACGATCAGCAAAGGCAAAAGCACGATGAATGACAGGGAAATCATCAAGTTCCTTACACCAGCCGGAATTTGGCTGAGAAGGCATTTGATCTACTTGGGCGCTTTTGTTTTGCTTTTCTCGGGCTTTGGCTTGTGGCTCATTTTCAACGATGTAGCAAGCGCAGAAGCGAGCGTTTGGAAGGAGTTTAGCGAGATAGCAAGAAATCTCGGTCTTCTTTTGCTCGGCGTCATCGGCTTGCCTCTCGCGATCTGGCGCTCTGTCGTTGCTTCCAGCCAAGCAAAAACAGCCATTGAACAATCTAAACACACCGCAAAGCAAATTGAATTGCTTCAAGAAGGACAGCTCGCTGACCGTTTCACAAAAGCGGCAGCGATGCTGACCGAAAAAGACGTAGCAGGCGGGGAAGCCGGAATATTTGCTTTGCGGGAAATTGCCAGCGCAGACCCAGAAGCTTACTACCAAACCGTACAAGACGTGCTCTGCTCGTTCATTCGGAACTATAGCCGTCGCTACAAAAGTGAATATGATGCCTCCAGCAGCCTTAAAACCGCTATGAGAGTGATTTCGCAACTGCGCAACGATCTGGGAAAAGACAGAGATATAGGATGGAGACCTCCACTGGGAAGAGCACATTTCAAACGGTTTTATGAAGACAGGATCCGCCTCAACTTTTCGAATGCAGATTTGTTTAAAAGTTGCTTTGTGAATTCGAGGATTGAATGTGCAACCTTTGAGAACGCCAACTTTCTCGAATCTGATCTCAGAGGGGCTGACTTCAAAAGAACCAATTTCAGTGGTGCAACATTCGATGACGCGAGACTGGAATGCATGATCATCGATCACCAAACACTGGCTACACTTTCTCTTGATCGCACTATGTGGAAAGCCACTAATAAAGGCGACTATTTCCTGATCGAATGCATTAATCCATTTCGTAACAGTCTCTTGCATTCTACACATCCCGCACCCGACCCAGCGCCACAAAGCGCGGAAGAGTAACCCTGTTTACCCCGCCGCCGTTGCCGCATTGCATGCGGGTGTAGCAGAGCTGAACCCGGCCTTTGTCGTCGTGGCTGCGGCCTGTGCCTTGTGCGCGCTCGCGCCTCACCTGCTCCTGCACCCGCTTTGGAGCAACCCCGTTCAGATCCGGCCCCATCAGCGGCACGCCGCCAGACTGCAGCGCAGACGCGTAGCACCCTCGGTCCCTACTCATCGGCCAAACTCCCTTGCTCTGGCGGCAACAGCTCGTTGAGCCGGTCCCGCACCGCGATTGCTTCATGTAAAAAGAGATTGCGCTCGCGCCAGTCTGGCGAATTCCATGGCCCGTGCATGGTCACCACTGGCGGGTTGAACCCGCGCCGTTCGATCAGGTTGATCTGAATGCGCCGCGTTTCCAGCCGGTCGACAGGAGGGCGATATGGGCGCCGGTTTGTTTTCAGCATCGTCCACGCCCCTCAACGGCTCGCTGCGCAAGCTGATCGACAAAGGCCTCGCAGGCTGTCCTGCTATCAAACCGCAGCGCCTTTTCTTCGCGGTTTCCAAGCCCGCTTTGCACATAGGAAACGTCAACAGAAAACCCGCTCACATTGGTTATTTTGGGCTCCAGCAAATAATGAAAATGCTCTATTGCCGCGTCGATATCGACCCCAAAATCGGCGATGCAGCTCTGATGGTCGCTCTCACACATTGCGTTGCAATGCTCGGCGTCGGCCAAAGGCCTTGCCTGTGTTGGTGCTGGCATGGTCGGCTCTCGTTTCACTCGTTTGACCTCCCTCACGCAATCACGGCAATGCGCTTGCGAAGGCTTTCGCCCTCGTCAGCCAAGGCCCAAAGGTCAAGAATGACGTTTTCCAGATTGTTGACTTCCGCTTCCAGCGCCGGGCTTGCCAGCCGCAAAACGGCCACCCGGTCCACCGCGTTGCGCACGCTGGCGTGATGCCGGTCAAACACCTGCCCCACCATCACAGTCGAGCACCGGCCAATCTCCACCGCCAGGTGCTGCGCTATGTGCCGCGCCCCGCTGATCTCGACCAGATCCCGCCGTTCAACGAAAATTTCGTCCGGCTTGAGAAAATACCGCCCGGCCACGGCATAGGCAGCAATCACGCAATAGGCAAAATCGCGAAAGCGCTTGCCCTCTGGCAAGGCGGTGTGTTGCAGCGCCGCCGAGGCATATTCGCCCAGCGAGTAGGAGCGACGAAACCCAAGCTGGCGCTGGCAGCGCAAGGCGCACAGCCCGTAAGGGTCGGCCATGCAGGTGCGAGAAATGCCCGTTGTCCGGCTGCGCTTGCGCTTGAACTCATGCGGAACGGTGCCGAGCATGTCCGGCCCGAACCCGAGTGCATCAAAGCTCAGTTGCAGCTCCAGCGGCTTTGTCTTCAGCGGCTCAATCGTCATCCCCACCCCCGCATCCAGTGTCCCCGCTTCTTGCTTTTGCCACCCGCGCCTTGAAGCTTTCCTTCAGCGATAGCGCATCGATGTGCAGCCGGTCCGCCGCTTCAATCAGGTCAAATTTCAGGATTTCCGAAACCGAGATTTGCGCGTCATCTTCAAGCGCCTTGCTCATGCCAGCCAGCAGCCCGGCAAAGTCCGAGCTGACCCCGGCCACAGCCCCAACCCCGGCAGGCACCGGATTGCAATCCGAACGCGGCACAGCCTGAAGCCCGGCCAGCTCCAGAAGCAGCCGCAGCACCCGCAAGGCTTCACCATCGGAAAAGACGATCAGGTCCGCCAGCATGAACAGCGAAAGCGACTGTTGCCGCATGTCATCCTGACCGGAGCGGTGCCGCAAGCAGCGGTCAACGCTCTGCTTGCGATAGCCGGTCACCTCTGAAAGCGCATCGCTGCCAACGGTTTTCACGTCCAGCTTGCTTGCTGCCAGCAACTCGCCATAAATGTCGCGCCCGTTGAAATTCGCCAAAAGCCTGTGTTCGCCGCTCATGAGCCATCCGCCGCGCTTGAAACATGGAAACGCACCTCACAGTCTTGCAGACTGTGAGCATCAACCGAGCGCCAGCGGAAAAGGGAAACAGGAACAGAAACGCCCTGCTCCAACCCCATAAGAAAGAGAGGAACGAACCAGGACGCGGGAAAGGAACCGATGACAACATTGTTGGAAACGGCAGACGCACCAACGCCCAACCGAACCGCCACGGCCCCTGCCCCCAAATCACTCACAATGGATCTAGCTGTGCTCATGCATAACAATTTCCAAAATTTGTGGAAATTGTCAACACCACAACTCATTAATTTCCAAATTTTGTGGAGCGTGTAACTTTTACGACATGGAACAGAGAGATAACCCTTCTGCCGAGTCGGTCGCGCTTCGCCTCCAATGGCTTCGCGATTATCTTGGCCTTTCACAGACCGAGATAGCTTCAAGCATCGGCGTCAAGACCACTCAATGGAACAACTGGGAGCGCGCGCACAATCGCCTTTCCCTGACAGGAGGGTTGCGTCTTGGTCAGGTTTATGGGGTATCTTTGGATTTTCTATTTCTAGGAAGAGTTGACACATTACAACACACGATGCGGACAGCATGGCTTTCAAGTCCGCGTGTCAACAGCTCCAAAAAATCCAGCGAAAACCCTGACACCTGACAGGCATCAATCATCATTTGCAATCTGGCTTCGCTCTCACACATACCACGCCTTTCAATTGTCGACAGTATGAGAACAAAATAGAAACATTGCAACTTGGGATTTTCCGCTATCCAACAGATTTACAAAACCACACCAACTGCAAACCAATGAAACAACAACGATCCAACCCCAATTCTCGCAGAAATCAGCCACAACCAGTCATCAACTTATGGTGAAACGAGGCGTAAATATTGCAACCCTATCGTTATAGGAATAATCTATAACTCCTTCCATCAGCTCAGTCTCCAGGTCTAGTCAATTGCTTTTCATTTCATTGGAAATTGCCGCTCTCTTGTGCGCCCTGTTGTTGGTCTACCTGATCCTGAAAGACCCCAAAGAGCCGACCGCCGCAGCGGTAAAGGACCAGAACAGTTTGCCGTATGCATCGCTCCAGAATGAAAGCCACTCAGGGAACGACCCCATGTCAAACAAGGACAAGAAAAGGCTGCACGATCTGGAAAAGCTGATCAAAGAAGCCTGCAGCGAAGCCGAAGCCTTGGAAGAGCCCATTCTGACCTACGCGCTCCACACGGCGCTTCAGGAAATCAAGGCTATTCAAGACAGAATTCAGATTAACACGCCTCAAGCCCAAACAGACAGTCGCTCTGGCAACAACTAGCCCTTCTCCTGCGCACCATACAGCAACACCCCATCAGGCAACGCGAGTTATAAATCCACAAAATTTGGAATATCACTTGACATTCCAAATTTAGTGGAAAATATTGCTATTGTCTTAACCGCCTGTGTCATCCTCTCCACAGGCGAACAAGCGCAAGGGGTGAGCCGTCCTCCCACTCATCCCTTGCGCATTTTTAAAGGGGCAAGAAAATGCCGACGGTTGAAAGATTTCTATTTCAGTTTTCTTCTGCAGCTCTTGACGGTTCGCAGAAATTGTCGCCGAGCATCTTCGATGACAAAGTGCCTTGCCCTCTCTTCCACATCAGCCCAGCGTCCGAAGCTGACGCCGCAATTCTTGCAGACAGCGATAGCTTCGTCGGTCTTGCCGTTGGCTACTTGGATGACGGCTCCCCCGCAGTGTGGGCACTGGGTAGTAACTTGAATTTGTTCCATAGCAAATCTCCTTGAAAAACAAACGTTATGGGACAGAGTGCCGGACCTTTTCGCAGCGGGTCCGGCACTCATCAAATCCAAGTCTGACAGCGATTTTGAGTTGGTTGATATCTTTTCACTGCGACTCAGCAAGGCCACCCAAATCCGTTGATATCTTTTTCAGCGACAAAAACGCACACCTTCGGAGCAATGCCATGCACCAAGTGTTTTCCGATTTAAAACAAGCGCTTGTCTTGCGTGAACTGCTGGCAATCAGCTCCCTGATCACCTTTGCCGCCGCCCTTCTTCATTGGGCAGCAATCCTCAAACCCGAAGCTTTTTAAAAGGCACCTTAAGGAGCAAGACCATGTCCAACACCGGAGGAGTCGCAGCCGACCAACTGCGCGCGTTCGTCGAGCGGATCGAACGCTTGGAAGAAGAAAAGAAAGCCATCTCGGATGACGTGAAAGACGTCTACGCCGAAGCCAAGGGCAACGGTTTCGACGTCAAGGCCATGCGAGCACTGATCCGCCTGCGCAAACTGGACACCAACGTGCGCCTTGAAATGGAAGCCCTGATTGATCTTTACCTCCATGCCTTGGGTATGGCAGGCAAGAGCGAATAGCGCTCGCCGCCGAAGGCAAGGCGAAAGCCGACGCCGACCGCAAGCGTAGCGCGCCAGTTCATTGCAAATGAACGAGAGCAACCCTTTCAACAAGAGCAATCATCATGACCGAAATCATCATCACTCGCCCTGAGTTCCTTGCTGCAGCCTCGCTTTTCGTTAGCAAGGATGGGCTGCGATACTATCTGAATGGCGTTCTGATCGAACCTGACCCGCGCGGCGGCATCTTCCTTGTTGCAACAGACGGTCACCGCCTGGTCGTCTTTCGCGATCCGGATGGCATGACGGACAAGCCCCACATTCTGCCGGTGCCTAAGCATCTGTTTGATGCCTGCAAGTATTCTGCCAAGGCTGGCAAGCGCGAACTGATGGCCGATGGTGACCTGATCCATCTTTACGAAAACATCGTTGAAGAAGAACCTTCAGTGAGAGTTCATGTTTCTATCTTCAGCGAGATTGATGGCACCTATCCGGATTGGAAAGCGATCATTCCGGGGTCGACAATCGAGCAACAACAGTCCGACAGTTTCAGCTGTCCATACCTGTCTTCTTTCGGCCAGTTGATCATTGCCGCCTATGGCAACAGTCAGGAACACAAGGCAATCAGGCTGCTTCAAAATGGCCAAGGTGGCGCGCTGGTCCTTCATAACACAATCGACTGGTTTGGCATGCTCATGCCAATGCGTTTGAATATTGATCGGGTCTCTCTCCCGTTTTTTGTTGAGTCTGCGAAGCCCGGCGAAAGCCAGGTAGCAGCGGAATAACCCATCCCGAAGCGGTGCCGCGAACGACCCTGCCCGACCTGCGTGGGCGGGGTGAAAAAAGGCCAGTCTCGCAGGCGCGCAAAAATTGTCATGGTTCGAGCTATGGCAAGCACCGTTGGGTCAATAGCCGTGAAAGACTGGCAAGCAGGTAATTTCATTGGAAAGGAAACCGCCAAACGAGGGATGCGGCCTTGCAGGAGATCCCCCGTTTGGTCATTAGGAACAGGAACTCATGCCAGAGCACAACATGACATTGGAAGAGCTGAAGCGCCACCGGGCGCAAGCGGCCACCCTTGTCAAATTGCATGGCAAGGACTATCTGCCTTTCTTCCATGTCTTCCATGATGAAATCCTGCGCATCGAGCGCCAGGCAACCGAGCTGGAGACAGCCTTGCAATTCGCCTCAAGCGAGGTCTGACAGATCCGCCCAATGTGGCAAGGCAAAGGCCATGTGCTTCATGTAGCGCCAAGCCTGCTCAAAAATCTCTTCATTCTTTGATGAACACCCCACCCCATATTTCGGCCTGCCGATGCCGTGTCCGAACAGGTCTGCCTGCATGCGTTCCGGCATCTGCCCAAGCGCCGGGTCTGGATGGCGCACCGCAATCATGCGGTCCTGAAAGGCCGAGCGCAACGAATAGAGCCGATGGCTTGGCGTTTCCTTCAGGCCGTTGTTGCGCAGGAATTTGTTGATGTTGCCGCTGACGCTGTCTTCCTTGTCAGCCAGCGCAGGAAACCCGCCCGGCCTCTGCTTTGCGGCCCAGAGTGAAATTCCAACCAATGGAATGTCTCGCTCTGCATTGCGCGTCTTCACTTCCCGCTTTGAAATAGACCGGATCCGGATATGCGGTATCTTGTCTTTCAGCCTGATGTTCTCTGGCTGCAGGTTGACAATCTCGCCAGGCCGCGCCCCTGTCTCGATCAACATGTATAAAATCATGCGATGGTCTTCAGAAAGGCCGGACAGCGCGTTTTGATCAAGCAGGCGTCCTGATATGAAACCATTGCTGAATGGCGGTGTGCGCTCGTTCTGGCCAGCCTTGAGCCGCAATCCCTTGAACGGTTCGGCACTCTTGAGCCGCAGCGCTTCGCACACCGTGGTTGTGATTGAGTTGAGATGCTGGATATCCTTGTTTGCAGTGTCCGGCTTCCGGCCTTCGTTCAACACTCGATCAAGCCACCAGTCGCGGAAGTCCAGCGCCATTTCCCGCGTGATAAGTTCAATCGGTATATCCCTTTCCATCAACTTGATGAAATTGGTCACCGCCTTCATGCGCGGGTTTTTCCATTTGCGGATCTGGTTTTCACTCTTGCGGGTCTGGATTTCCCCGGTCAGCTTGAAATAGCGGTCGAGAGCATCAGACAGCGTTATGTCTGGCTGCTTGGCCGTCCCCAGCAAGGCTTGCACCGTTGGCTTGTGGGCCACCTTGCGGCCCGTCTCCAGTGCGTCCAGTCGGTCGGCAAGGGTCTGGATGTTTTTCGGGTCAAGCAGCTTGTCGGCACTGACAAAGGCAAAGCCATAGGATTTGGCGATATCGTGTGCCGCCTGCCAGCACTCAGCCGCCTTGTCGCTGTCCGATGCCAAAAGGGCATTCCACCGCTTTTCAATCTTGGAATTGATGTTCGCGGCCTTGGCTTTTGCCTCTTCATACGAATCGGTGTTGAGGGAAATTTTCAAATCCCCTCGCCCCTCGATATCGCGCAACCGTTTCGGAACACGCCTGTTGTAGTAGAATCTTTTGCCGCGTTGCTGAATATATAGCTTCAT